CCTTGCTTACACACATTTCTTAATCACAATACAAAGTTAGTAGGAGCTATTCCTTTGCTTAATAAATTAAACGCTAGAGCAGCCCTTCCCATCATCGTACTTTGACTAATAAACGCTTTCCATGGGAGAGCGGATACATTCTTTCCGTTATGGCCAGTTACTTTTGCAAACTCAAAAGTCTCATTAGAGGCTATCACGCTCTTTGACAAGTTTATGGCAACACCCAATTTAGACATAATATCTAAATAGGCCATTGCTACATCCTCATCAAAGATCACGATATCATCACCCAAGAGTTCATAATTGTCGTATCAAACTACCCGTGCATTGGAAAACTCCAGTGAACGAACCGTCCTAAACGCCAACTGAACAATCAGATGGTGTGTTACCGCTAACATTGCTCACGAAGACAAAGCTCCCATTGGTTGCCCAACAGAATATCTCAGTCTCATGTCCAATGAACCAGAACTCTTCTTTGAAAGAAAGTAGTCCCGACCAACCAATAACTTGGCCCAAGCCGCAGATGCCTCAGCCCCTATTAACGGAGCGAGTATTTGAACTTGGATTGAGATTGGAAGTCGATCTGTAGCAGCACTTAAATCATAACCGAATGACTTTTTCGCTAATTTCACCTTTGCAAAACATCTCTTAACAGACGCCTGCTGATCAAATGTCGCATCATTCGGAAATGACTTAAGCAAGGAAAATAATGAGTCATGTAATGGTTTCAGTATGGACTGAGTCCACACATCCACCAAAGCAAAAACCCTTATCTTCCCAGCAGCCTCCTCCTTTGTACTTAGTTGCCCCATTAGACCGCCAAACGACTTCTTAACATATAGTTTAGAAGCCGAATTAAGGCTATCAAGATCCTTCAAGAGATCCCATAGCAATGACAATCTAGAAGCTCCAAAGCACTCGAATAACTTTTCCAAGTGTACTCCAAGACCCAATGATCGCAAGATCACCGGATCGAAGAAGACACCTGTCCAAGATGTTCTAGAAGACGGAGAAGACTTTTCCAAGAATAGAATGTCCACTTTTGAACCGTCAATTGTAGGGAATGAGGATTTTAAACTGGCACTTAAAAGTGAGAGTTTAGAACCTATTTCGTCAACAACTGATTGCTCAACAGTTAAGACATCCGTTATAGTTCCCAATTTGAGAACTCCTGGAATACGTATCACACGATATAGGCTAAACAAAGTTAACCAATACCGTATAATAGACGTAGATCCAGCCATGATCAAGCGCCGATCGTATACCGGTATCACTACTGGTAGACCTTCAGCACTCAATCGTGGAAACGGAAGGTCCCCTCCTAGCTCTCGAAGAGAGCTAGCAGGGTTCCTTGCTATTGCCCGTTGCACCGCTAACTGACAAGATTTAAGATAGATAACCGTGAAAGCTGCTCCATGGATTCTTGTAATCCGTAAGAGATGGCTTCCAAAGTTAGTCAAAATTCTTAGACGTGATGTAAGCTTTACTTTCCGAGCAGTAAAGGTAGCGGATACAATCCGTCACCCAAGCCGCTTGAAAAGCACTGGCAACTCAAAAGAGTTACCTAGAGAAACCATCGCCTCAGTTAACAGATGATCTTTGAAAGCATTTGAAATGGAAAACCACTTCGAACCTTTCTCTGATCCCTTTCTAGCTCCCTTTTTGGTCACGAAAACAAAATCTTTATTGTGAGTATGTTCAGTATTCATAATATAAATTTTCTTTTTGTGGGCCCATATCCGTGCCGGTAGAGTTCACAACGTGATACTCAGAGCGCCTTCTCTGGCTCTTCTATCTCCTTTGGAGAGATGCCGTGCATTGATTGGGTTCTGGCTAAGAGGCACCACCTTTCTCAGGTGTGAATGCCCGAACCGACCAATCTAGTACTTTGAAAGTACTTCCCTTGCCATTATCATTTGACCGATAGATGGTTTGGAAAATACCTGTTAGCGGAGTGACCTACGTGCTCTCACAAAGTGAGACCGCAAGGTTCTAACCCCCTAACGCCGTATGAATTACTTCCGCCCGCTCTTACGCAAATAAGAGAGGGAAGAGGCCAAAACATACTAAAGGATTTCGTCCAAACTAAACAGAGTGCATGGTGTCAGACCCTCTTCGAAAGAAGACCTGATACTATACTCAATGTCGAGCGTGTTAAGAAATCTTAACGCCCCGAATTTAAAGGTATTACTACCTTCAAAACGGTTTGCGGTGGCTTTGCCACCGGGTTCCGAAGTAGAAGTTATACAAAGTATAG